AGGGTTTCTAGGCGGATTATACGAGATATAAATCTTAACTTGATCTAAAAAATCTGGTTTTTGTCTGATGAATGTTGGTACTGATTGGTCAAATACATCAACGCTTTTTAAATTGGCAAATTCTTCGCAATATGTTACGCATGTATCGCTTCCACACATGCTCTTTATATTTCTATAAAGTTCAGACTAGCTCTTCGCTTAAATTAATAAGCGCTCCCTGTTTCGAACTCGCTTAAGTTCTACTCTACTCCATTAAAAAAGGCACTCTTTCAAGTGCTTTTCTTTGTTTCGATAGTCGTTACACGTTCTTTTCATCAAGTATCTTTTCAATAACAGTATGATGAACGTTATACTTCAAAGCAAAATAATGAATACTATGACCTTGCTTATAAGGTTTATAGTTATTCCAAATATTCTCTTTTTCTTTCAAAGTAAATTGATTTACTGTCTTGTGTTTACTCCGCCTAGGCTTTTACCCATTTCCAATGTTCCATATTAACGCCTCCGTTAGTATTATAACATTATGGGTGGAGTAAATTGTATATAAGCACTTGATATTAAAGCTTCGCTCGGTATTGTCTGCTAACTTTTAGCTAAGAGTTTTACCGAATTAAAGGAGTTTTTTATAGTGTGATCCATTTTGTTAAACCACACTGCAACTACGTTGCCAACAATATTACTTTTAAGCTTCATCGGATCATTAGCACCATAAAAGTAAAATGTTGATCCAGTAAGCTTATGCTGAATAATCATAGGACTTACACGCGTCCTAAATTCATTAGAAACGTGCAGTATATCCATTGCCCAAAGAATCTGATTATAGACGGAATCGCGCAAGTATTGTTGGTTCTCACGAATACAAATTACATTGACTGTTTTACCTTGCTGAATGTACTGCATCATAGTAGTAACAAGTTTCAAGCTAATCACAGACGACTTAAAAGAACCACGTCCTCCTTTACAAAGAATATAAGGCTTGTCGGTAGTCCACATATCGTAAAAATGAGGATTAATTTCCTTACTTAGTTGGACTGTCTGCATTTTTATCCCTCAGTTCTTTCAATTTACTAATATCATCAACGACAACAGTTGCATTCTCTGGATTATCGGCATCTTTAATGGCTTTTAGTTGAGCTTCGCTAATACCAGCATCAGCAAGGGCTTTACGTGCATTAGCTTCATTGAGTTTCTTAAACGTTTGATCGCGGTATAATTCAGGTTTACGATTTTTAAGCCAAAAAATCATAGATGATACGTTTGGATCAACTTCCGTAACGGTTTTAATCATCGGAATTTGCTCATAAACTGGAATATTTTCCGCTGTTGCTATCAAAATTTGCATTTTAGTAGCGTCTGGGTGTTCCAGCTTATAAACATTCGCAAACTTCTGACGTTCGGCCTTAAGTACCATCGAATCCTTTTTAACCATTTTGTATTGAGTAGTTGTAAGAGTGTGCTTTTGCATAGTTGAGATAAGCGAATCCTCAATTTCTGCGTCTACAACCTCTTTACCTCTTTTTAGGGCGTCCGAAATCTCCTTATAGTCTTTTACCCATCTTTGGAGAGTTGAACGCGCTATACCCATTTTTTTGGCTATCTGCTCATTAGTAAAACCATCACGTGCCCAAGCTCGCAGTTTAGTGAGATTATCCTTTTGTAGCCAAGTCTTGTACTCTCCTTTAGCCATCTAATCACACCTAACCGCCTTTACTTCCAGTACTTGCACGCTTAACACTTTTAGTACCACTAGCTCCACCACGCGTTGCCATTCGTCTCTCACTTCTATAGTCTCTAATATTAATCACATTTCTAGAACGGTTACTATTTCTTTGTTGGGCAGCCATTTTAAAAAATGATCTTTCACCTGACGTAAGTCTAACCATTAGGTTCACCTCCTAACTTCAGTTTTCAAAATATCTTTTCAATTGGTCAAAGGTAATGTATTCCTCATTTTGAGGGATATTAGCTTTCTTATAAAACTCGACCTTTGCTTCATTACTTGGAAAGACGACTTTTGTATAAAAATTAATGATAGTATCATCATTTTCTTTCTTGCGGAACTCACTCTTGGCCTTGTTAAATTCCGCAAGACCAGCTAATTTGTCTTTTTCGTCTTCAACTCCATCATCATAAGGAGTTTGACGCTTACTTTCTGGTTCATCTGCAAAATTACCATCAAAATCAAGTTCACCATCGAACATAAAATCAATATCAGTTTTGCTAAAACCCATGTCCTCAAATGAGACATCTTTAGATAAATCAGCAAGTTCACCAAGGTCCCAATCGCCTTGCATTGAGGGATTATTAAGCTGTACATTAAGCTTCTTCTCTGTCTTTTCATCAACGTCAATAATCGCAACTGGGACATCATAATCTTTTTTGCGATAAATTTTATCTGCTGCAGTTAAACGTTGATGTCCACCAACTAATACACCTGTTCGTTTATTCCAAACAAGAGGTTCAATTAATCCATGTTCACGAATTGCCTTGATGAGCTTCTTCTGGTTACTCTCATCAATCACACGGGGATTATAGTCAGCAAACTTAATTTTATCCCGCTTAACTGTTCCAAACTTAAAATGTTGCAATTCTTTCATGTTTAACCTCCTTTGCTACCAGTGGAACCTTCCTTATATGATTTTTTGCCGTTTTTAAAAGTAAGTAATTTACTTCTTAGCTTTTTACCCATGTAAGTATTCTGGTGATAAACCCCACCATCAGTAAAACCAATCTTTGAACCTTTAAAGACGCTAACGGCATAATTCTTTTGCCCCCTTGCACCTATAAACCGCTTATTAGATAACGCATAAACATTAAATTTATCATTTTCAGCTTTTTCAACCATAACCTTGCCACCATTAATTTGCTGTCGAGGTACAAATTTACGTTCTCCTTTTTTCATGGTTGAGGCTAAAGTACGAGCATGACTCAACACGCGTCTTGTCTTGCGTTCATTAGATATAGCCAAATCTAACCACCTCTACTTCCAGTTGATGCTCTCTTTAAGTAGGAAGTTTCACGTGAAGTTACCCCAACAGCCATAATTCTGCGTCCTTTTCTGGTTTCTCTCGCCAATTTTCGTGCCCGTATTCTGGGCATTCCAGGATTTTTCTTTATAATTCTGTCGACCATTCTATTTATTACTTTACCTTGTCGCCGCCAAATTTCATCTTGATCCATATTAATTACCATACTTATCAATTAATGCCATTATTACTGCACAAAACCCAATCAGCAACAAAAGTCCAATCCAAATAGCGACATAAACAACTAAGGGCATAAATACAAATAACCACGGAATACTAGCACCAGCAAAAAGTTTGGCACATGCAAAAATAATTGTTAATGCAACAATTAGTAAACCACCTAAATACTTCATTTCTTTTTACCTTTCTTATAAGCTTCATATTGCAATACACCAGCTTTAGCTTCGGGAAAAAATTTAATAATTCGGTTATAGTCTTCAGGATAAATTTGCTTAATTGCTGAAAGTTCTTTTCCTGCTAGACTATGAAAACTGAATCCTAATTCGCGATTAAATTTGGGATATAGCAGATTGTTCATCTTGATGTATTGCTTAATTTCTTTATCAGTCCAGTACATAACCGGATAAAAGCGCCCACGTTCAACATCAATGCTTCCCGAATGTTTCAGCATGGCACGCCTTACGATCGAATCGTTAATTTTTTCACCGCCGGCAATCCACTTAATCCCCGTTTCTTGACGCAAATACTCATAAATGCCACGAATCTTAACGCGCGGCACTGAATAATCTGGGTCACGAAAAGAACCATATCTATAAAAATCAGCGTCTTCAAAGTGAGGTACACGTAATATTTGAACGCCATAGTGTTTTTCATACTTGGTTAATGCTTCTTCTTGAAATTTCAAGTCTGGTACTAAGTACATGAAGAAAGGCTGTACATGCTTAAAGTACTTAGCACATAAATCCATGGTTACAATCGAATCTTTTCCCATAGAAAAGCTAACAAGTACACTATCGGTGATTTGACTTTGTGTTTTTATCACGTCCAGTAAGCTCATCTTTATGCTTTTTCCTCTCTAAATCTCTTTCAAGTTCAGCAAGTATTCTATTTTCTTCCTTGCAGCTAACAACGCCGTAATTTTTCGTTTTATACATAAGCAAAATAAAAAAGCGCCTTAGCGCTTCTTTTTCCTTTTTCTGGGTTTATAAATCAATGGTTCAACTTCTTTATAAAATTGGTCTTTGCTGATGGGCTTTATAAGCTTGTCAGAGACGTTAAAGAGTCTTAGTTGTCCTTTTACGTGAATTGGTTTAATTGGCCTTACATCTTTAATATGCCAATAATACAAGCGATCAAGGTCAGAATACTCAACGTCATAGAGATTAGCTATACATAAAGCATACCCAGGGGCTGCACCTGCTATTTTTCTAACAGTTGAACACATTAGCACAGGGCCACGATACTTAGTTGGCCATGTTCTGTACTCAATTTTCTTTTTACCGGCAATCATATCCATCACATAATTACCGTGGACTGATAAAGCTTTCATTTTTATACCTCCATAAAGGAACTACTGGATTTGAACCAGTATCTCGCGTAGCAAGCTTGTTTTAACCAATTAAACTAAGTTCCTAGTGCTTGCTCCCTGCGGGCAATGCTTGCAGATTAGGGGTGCAAACTCAAAGCAGATCATGGCAAGCTATGAATCGTTGAGGAATCGAACCTCGCACCTATGATTTAGGAAGGAGTTGCCTCCTCTCTAAATAAATTTGAAGTAGTTGGTGCTACCACATACGATTCACGCGGACTTTTAACGCGTGTCCATGCCTGTTTTACCAGGCTATGCAGACGGCAACTGTCGAAGTTACTCTGTACCCAAGATTGTACACGTCTGCTGGAGACCTTTAGGATTTTCCACGTCCTTATGGTCTAAAACGTACCACTGAACATTACAAAAGAAAACTTCCATCTGGGTTTTTAATGGATCAGCCCTAACCAATGAAGCATGGCTGGACTTACACCAGCACCACTTTAAAAGTGCTTTTTGCTAAAAAGCTTTCATGCTTCTGCTTTTTTGTTGGAGTTACAAATATGAAAAAATTTAAAAATCAGTCGTCAAAAGATGTCCTATCTCTTAATCTTTCGACAATACTAATATACAGGGTTTAGGTGTCCCTTTGGGGTACCTTTTTGGGTCCTTTAAGGGTCTCTTTTGGTCCCTCAAGGGTCCCTTGATGGTCCCTTTTTGGAACCATTAGTGTATAAAGATCTGATTCTAAGTGTCTGCGTTGGCTCCAAAAGTCCATTCTTTCAGCAAATTCAAAGAGTGCGTCACGTTTTGCTCTCTTGTATTGCTTATTACTAAAGCCAATTTTTATTTTTACTTGTTCAGTTGTCATTTTTTTGACGTAACAACTTAGCAAAATCGTTTTATGTTTTTGGCTTTCAAAGTCAGTACACCCATGCAAAGCTAAAAGAATAGTATTTGCTACATACTCTGCGTGTTCTGCGCGAGATAATTCGCTTGTGAGAGCTTTTTCGACTGTATTAGTGTAAGTATGCCCACCAGGGGTGCCGTCAAACTGAGGGCTTGATAATTGACTCACTGTGATACCTCCTTGATTGATCCAATTCATGAAATCGTTGGTTAGAAAGTATCTAGCCTTATTTATCGTTGCTTGTTGGTCATACTTAATCACAATTTTACTCCTACTTGCTCAATCTTTGTATTTTCTATGCTTTTTTAGTTACGCTCCATTTGTCATGCCCGACATAAGTAATTATGTCGAATAAATCTATGACCGTTTCACCATTTTTAGTATTTACTGAACATAACCGGGTTGGCTTCAGACTACCAATTACTTGATACTGCTTTAATCCATGCTTTCTTAAAAAAGCAATAGTATAAGATTTTAAAAACTCATCTAGTGTTGCACGAGTTCCAATTTGTAAACTAATTTCCACAGGGGTTAACTCCTTTCTTACCTTCTAGTAAGCTTAATTGCCCATCAGAGGGCCTTACTTTGTCTTTATCTTCATCTTCGTCATCCTCGAATATTTCTGCTCCTATACCTTTAGTGACATAGCGGAATAAATCTTCACGTGTGCTAAAGAGTTGAGGAGCATTTTCTAAATCTCCAACAAAGCCCGCGAATTTAGCGAGCTTGTTTTTATCAAAAGAATAAATTGTTCCCTCTATAAACTTCGCATACACAGTGCCCATGATATTTTGGGGCCTTAAAAAATACATATGACCGTTTTTAAGTTCGTCAGCTGAATTAATCTTTTTCATTTTTTAGTTCTAAATCCTCCACCGTGATTTTTTGTACCTTCATGATTCGATGTATAAAATTTATACTATCTTGCTTGGAAGAAAACTTCAGAAGAAAATTTTCTTCTTTGATTCCTTGCAAATATGGTACTGTGACATCATAGAAGTCAGCTAATTTCTGCCATGTTACAAACTTGGGTTCAGTGTGTTCATTCTCATAATTACTATATGTACCGCGATTTATACCGGTTAATCTTTCTATATCATCTAATGTGTAATGGTTTTTCTTTCTTAGCTCTTTTAATCTATTCGGCATTTTCAGCCTCCTTAAATTTCGTCAATCATTGGCTCATCAACTGGATAAGTGATAACATCAAAGTTTTCCAATTCATCGTCCCAATCAATTTTGTTTAAAACCATTTCATCAGCTTTTTCTATTGAATTAGCAACTACCAAAAAACTGAGGTCACGATATATATGAATGTAGACGTACACCTTATAATAGGGATCAGTCCCTCGCAAATAATCAACTGATACACCAAAGTAATCTGCTAGTTTTTCTAATATTTTTAATTTAGGCTCTCTATCTCCACGTTCATACAAACTGATATCCTGCCCAGTAACTCCAATAGCCTTCCCCAGTTCTCTTTGACTAAGGTTGTTTTCTTTTCTTAGTTCTTTTAATCTATTCATCTTGCTACCTCCATAAAATTATCTTTTCCATTCCAACCACGCAGTACATATCTACATGACTTAGTATCAAAAACATTAACTTTCATCTCACCATGGTTGCAATCAAGCGAAATGTAAAAAGTATAACGTTCAAAAAATGGTACATGACAGTCAAAAACTGCTTGACCTTTGTCATTTGCCCAATTAAGCATTTCTAGCTCAATTTCATACAAATTTACCGGAGATATAAAGTGACTTAGGTAGTTTTTTACTGCTATTTGTCCTTTTCTGATAAAGGAATCAATTCTTTCTTGGTTCATGCTAATCGTCTCCCAATCCTAAAATACTTTTTACTTGTTTTAGAGCATAAGCCCCTTCAAAGGCTTCTCCGATAAGTGCATCAATGTTTTTGTCTTTTTCAGCATCAACAAGCAAAGCTTTCTGGTCGAATTCAAGTTCATCCAAAAGCTGAAAGTCAAGATAACTAATCGCATCTAAAATATCTC